ATACTATCTCATTGATTATATAATAAATCGGTGCAAATTTAGAGATTTTTTCTCAGCAAAACAAATGTATATGCCAATAAATGCCAAATATCTATATTGTAAATGTGAATTTTTCACATGTTGTTTGTTTGTAAGAGAAAAAGTCCATATCTTTGCTGTGTGAATTCGAAATTAAGACCCTGGCGAAGGACCAGAGAATTCGCGCTAATTGATATGTATAGAATATTTATATCACACTCGTGGGCATATTCTTCAGATTATGACAAAATTGAATCATTCTTGCGTTAGGAAGGTATCGTCTTTTACAACCATTCAGTTCCTAAAAATGATCCTATTCACACAAATGGCACAGACAAACAATTATCTGATGCAATAGAGGCAAAGGTAAAGGGGTGCAGTTGCATTATCATTCTTGCAGGAGTTTATGCCACTTATAGCAAATGGATTAATAAAGAGATTGAAATGGCAAAGAAGTACAACAAACCTATCATTGCTGTTCAGCCATGGGGAGCAGAACGCACATCCTCTATCGTAAAAAATGCAGCAGATGTTATCGTTGGCTGGAATGCAAAATCTGTTGCCAATGCTGTCCGTAACTACGCCATTTATCAATCACTATAACTATTTGTTACATGAAAAAGGCATTGTTGATTGGGATTAATGATTATCCCGAAGGAAATGAATTGACAGGGTGTATTGAGGACATCAATAGCGTTAAAGCTGCAATTGAACGACATGGTGACGGATCTCCTAACTTTGGCGTAAAAATGATGCCAAATGTACAGACTTCAGGAGAAGTGATGGATGCTATTCGTAAACTTTTTGCAGGAAATGATGATACTGCTCTCTTTTATTTTTCTGGGCATGGCTATATGAATAGCACTGGTGCAGAAATTGTTATGCCTCAAGATATAGCTACCCCTGGTCAATATTATACGGGGATACAGATGTCAACAATAATGAGTATTGTTAACACTTCCAAGGTTCGCAACAAGATTATCATTTTGGATTGTTGTCACTCAGGCAATATCGGGAAATACGAACTTCAGGATGTAGGTAGCATTTTAAATACAGGAGTTTCAGTCTTAACAGCTTGTCGTGAAGACGAAGTTGCTATGGAAGCTGGTGGTCATGGTCTTTTTACAGAATTATTATGTACTGCGCTAAATGGCGGAGCATCGGATTATTGCGGTAACATTACTATTGGCGGTGTATATGCATATATCGATCGCTCTTTTGGACCTTGGGATCAAAGACCTGTATTCAAGACTAATGTTACGGAATTTGCTCCATTACGTACAGTTACGCCACAGGTATCATTGTCAATTATTCGCGAATTAACAAACCTGTTTACAAATCCCAATAACGATTTAGCTCTAGACCCATCTTTTGAGGATACGAACGACCCATCTGTAAATCATGAATATATTCTCCCTTATGCAGATGCGAACAACGTTAGAAAATTCAAATTACTTCAAAAGTTGCAGAGTATAGGGTTTGTAAAACCTATAAATGAGGAGTTCATAGTACCGGATGTCAGTTGACAGAGTTGGGAAAGTATTATTGGCGATTAGTAAATGAAGGAAGAATCTAATATGAAGTATTTTAGCGAGGCGTATTTTCGTAACATAGCATATAGCACTCCCCTTTACGAGCAACGTACATATAGCGATAATCTTCAAGGAGCATCTCTATATAAACAGTTTGATATATTCCTTTCATACAATATTTCTGATTTGAATGTTGTAAAAGGTATATATTACACTTTGTCGAAAATGGGGTTACAAGTATATCTTGACTGCATTGTTGATGTTGACTTGAAAAGGAATGAAACAAATAAAGATACAGCAAAAAGGTTGCAGAAAAGATTAATGAGCAGTAAATCTTTAATTTATGCTCAATCACCAGAAGCTGGAAGAAGTAATTGGATGCCATGGGAATTAGGTGTCGTGGATGGACATACTGGTAAATGTATGATCATGCCTGTTACAAAAGATGCGCAACATGCAAGTCCTCAACGGGAGTATTTACTTCTCTATCCATATATTATGCCTTATGGTATTGAAGGACAGATGAGAGTCTTCACAGAGTCATATCCTTATAGTGGAGAAGATCTTAGTTCATATATACGGAAATAACTCATAATATTAAGCAGTGCATTCTCGGCTGCATAATTCGAGATTGACCTAAAAAGAAGATTATGGCAACAAATCCACCGTCAGGAGACGGACATCGCAATGGTGCAGTAAGAAATCGTTCACAGGTTTATAATCCCAAAACTGAACAATGGGTAAAAAGGGATAAAGATACTGGGCGTTTTATGGATGTCAAACAAGATGGTACACCGTTTAAAGGTGTGCGAAAAGAAAAGTGAGTTAAAACGAGGGCAAGAGTATAACTTGCCCTCGTTTATGCTTACATCGGTTTTATCATTGATTCAATAAATGAGATTTCTTCGTCTGTAAGATTGTATTTGACATACAGTTGTTTGTCAATTTGAACAGATGAAAGCGACCAATCAATATCGCTTTCCTTCGAGAAGTCCTGCGTCGGGACAAAACGGAATGTTTTGGCCGTAGCATCTTGACTTGACTTCGCTTGACAGTGCATGAACCTCGCAAAGCGAGATTTGAGATATAGGCAAATATTTACGCACTCATCATACGAAACATTGGAATCTGCGAATATGCAAAGGTAAGATTCTGTACAAATTTCGTTAGGCTTTCCAACAAACGCATTAAGATTGTCATCATTAGCCTCTGTGCCAATGTTGTTTGCTCGAGGAATGATTACTTTGAATCTATCAATCCAGTTAGTGTGCAAAGGAACAAGATTACGTTCCACATACCCTTTTTTGAGACCTTTACCAATACAGACAACAGGAGTTGTCAGCCCATCAGATGTTTCATGAAAATTGGGATCGCTCACGAAATAACCACGCAAGCCAAATGGTCTCAATGGTGATACAAATGATTGGATGTATTCACTACTCTGTTCCGTTACTTTGGTGATGATTGAAATACTTCTACCATCTCGGATAAAAATATCAGAGGTATTCTGAGCAAGGCTTCTTTGAGAAGCATATACGCCAGTTTCTGTATGAGAAATTATGGTAGGTGCGGTTTTTATGTTATCATATTTTGCGTCCATTAGGAAATAGCATAATCCACCTTTGATCCCACATTACTGAAAAGGTCTGATGCTTTCGGATAATCGTGCAAGCTGCGAATAGTTTTGTCTGATAGCATATCTGCACGAAAGTCATCAAGCCCTCGTCCTCCTGCATACCAACGAGCAGGCATAATCATTGAAATAAAATTGGGTTGAACTTTTTTAGCTATAGAAACAAAATACTGATAAACTGGCACAGAACTTGCTTGTGCGCCTCCATCCATAACTTGATACGGTGGATTTCCCACTATCGCATTGAATTTCATATTCTTTATTCCTGTTCTTTCTGAAACGAATTTATCAACCTGCTTGATAAAGTGTTCAGGTTTGTTTTTAATTTGATTGATTAAATCCTCAAAGTATCTGGTGTTTACCTTAGCCTTGCGGAAGCCTATCAAGGTTCGTTTGGTGATGCTCTTTGCCATGGGAGTTTTGCAGATGACAAAGATGTTTTCTGCGACAACCTTGTCCCAGATTTGTTGTTCGTCTTCGATACTTGACACCGAAAATAAAGAGTTCTTTACTCGTGTACGGTAAATGCTGTATGCCATATAGAGGGGATATAATCCCGATTTTGAGTTGATTTCAAGAATACGAGAATCCTCGGCAAATACATTGGCGGTCACTTCACCCTTGTCAATGAAACGAGGTTCGGACAGTGTGGTTTCATACCCTTGTTCAAAGAAGTTATATCCACCCAAACAGTCGCCAAGGTGCATATTCACCACACGCCAAGGAGTAAGCACCGTTTCCTTATCCGGATTACGGAATGTACTGAAAATATCCGTTATGCGCTCGATGCGTTCCTCCACGCTGAGTTTGTCGGCAGCACGAGCCATAGCCCGGATACGCTTTCCGGCTGCACAGAATATCTCCGGGTCATAGTATTTCTTGATGTTGTTGAATTTCTGTTTGGTAACACCCTTAGGCATAAATTCTTCCCACGATTGAGGGTCGATGAGCGAAGCGAAGTTGTCAATGGTGATTTCTTGAGACTCGTCTTTCAACTCTGCTCCATAAATCAGCAAAGGCATACGGATGGATATACCCCGAAGAATGGAAATAGCGGCTTCCCGATTGTTCTTTTTCTTCTTCAGTTCTTCCAGTCGTTGTTTCTCCTCCTCTGTCAAAGGCTGTTTGTCCTTACCTTTCTTCTTGGATTTCTTTTCAAGACTTTCAAGTTCCTCGTATTGCTCATCAGTCAGCCCCTGATTGTTGATGTCCACTTGATTCGTCTTGGGCATGGCTTTTGTCTGACCGATAATCTTTTTGAGGTCATCGAACTCTTGCAACTCCAAATCATTGAGTTTCATTAACTCATCATTATACAGACTTCTGTCCTCAAAGCCATTGCGCACGACACGTTCCACATAGACCTTTTTGAGTTGTTCCAACATCCTTGGCACATCAAACTGATTCATCTTGGAACCCTCGATGGATATTATCGGGCAGAAATTCAGGAACTCGCCCATAATCTTACGGTCGTTGCCACTGGTCTTTCCTGTCTTGGATGAAATCTTGGCTGTTTCTGCTATCACTTTCAATGTTCTGTCCGGTGCGAAGTCAAAGACATAGCATTGCTCTTTAACCTTTCCGTTGATAGCGGCAGGAGTCTGCACACGGAAGATAGTCTGCATATAACTGGAGGCAGCCGTGTTATACGAGCCTGACAGCATAAACACAGCTGTCCAAGCCTTCACACTGACACCCGTTGTCAGTCTGCCACAAGACAAGGTAATGGTACGTGTGGCATCAGGGTCTTTGCCAATGCCTTCTTCTACCGCCACAAGTGCATCCTTGCTTTCTTCATCCTCATCTCCATTGCCTGCAACATTCACAACCTTGAAATGTTGGAATACCGAATGTGTCTGCAACATGGCACTCATCGCCCGTGCCTCCTTCACTCCAGGCAGCATCCACAGGGTATGACGGAATATATTGCGGTATTCCTCATTGGCAAACGGATAGCAACTCTCCCGGTCCTCTTTGGTTATAAGATTCAAGAAAGCACTTACATCCTTGTCATGAACGAAAGTTCCATTGTCATTTACACGGAAGAACTCACGGAAGTTGAATGCCACATCTTCGTCCACGAACTCATTGAGTAATCGTCCGAGGTCATAGGTGTAAATGTTCATGGTTGGCAGTGATGCGTATGGATTCGGGTCGCCAAAGTGCAGCTCATCCCAAGACGCTTTGGCACGCTGTTCCATTACATAGTCCCAAGTATATATCTCATCCTCCTTGAAATCGTCCAACAAATTGAATGGAGTGCCGGAAAGACGCAGAATCTTGGTCTTGTCCTTCGTAAGTTCCTGCATTACAGCCTTACCCAAATCTGTCTGTGTGCCTTCGTGCGCCTCGTCCACGATGATACAGTCCCATGCGGTGGCGAACACTTCATTGTTCTTATCAAAGTTGCCGCCTACAAGTTCAGAACCACGCAAGTCTTGCATGGAAGCAAAGTAAACATATTTGCATTGTCCTTGTTTTGCTCTTGTTTCCAGCGAAGTATGACTATCACCGTTATTCTTTGAGCCGTATGCAAAATCCCGCCTATCATAGAATATCTTGCCAAAGTCCTCAAACCAACCGCTATCAACTACCGGACGGTGGGTGAGAATCAAGGTTCGGCTGAAATCCATATCTTTTACCTCCTGTAATGCGGACAGCGTCTTACCAAATCGCATCTTGGCGTTCCACAGCATCTGGTTTCCTTTCTTGAACTGCTTTTTAGTCTTTTCAATAGCTTCACGCTGTTCCGGTCGGAATACAATAGGACTTTTGTCGTGTGAAACCTCAGCAGAAGATAATGATTCACGCCCCTCTTTTACGGCGATTATTGCCCGTTTAACTGTTTCAAGATCGGTAATAAACCACTCGTTGGCTTTGTTCTCGGTATCAAATATCTTTTTCTTGATACCTGAACGCTCCAGCACGCTATGCACTTCCTTGTCATTGAAAGAACACAAACCATACTTGCTGTTGTATATCGTAAGTTCCGTATATAAGAGGTCGTATGCTATACCTGCCGTTTGCGTATATTGATTGATACGTTTCTTGGCAGACTCGTTGAGAGCCTTGCTGTTGGGAGCAAGACCGAAAACATTGTCATTGTCACAAGTGGCTTCGCCCACTTTCAGACATCCCTTGTGCGCAGCATCGTTGATACGGAACACATATATCAGTTTTAACTTTAGTGAAGATGTGAATTTCATACCGCACTATTTTATTAGGTCTATAAATCGGATTCGTTTTCCCTTTTTGCCTGTTGCCTTGTCGGTAGCATGCCAATCCTTGATTTGGCAATAGACCCCATTGTGCCTGCGGATGTCATCTTTCAGACATCCTTCACATTGGGTGACCACTTCGGTAGTCCCGAACAAGTCGGCTACAACTTCCCTACGTTCTCCGCAACTATTTGGAATGACACCTCTTAATCCGTCCATCTGCCATACGTTCCACGAAATGATGTAAGCGATGTAGTTGATAGATTTCAGTAAAGGGCATTTGCCAAATTTCTGTTGAAAATACTCCACAAAAGAGACAAGCATAGATTCTCGGGCAATGAGTAGATTGTCTCCCTGCCACTCGTAACCGTAGGTACTTTTATAGGCTTCTTGTGCCCACTCAAGCCATTCGCCCGAAGTGGATGTGTTCTCGCTTACCACCCTTAGTTTGCGGTCAAGCAAACCGATACGCTGTTCCAAAGGGATAGTCTCTCCTGTCGTGGTATCATAGCGGCTAATCAGATATGGGGCTTCTCCGCAAGTGATTTCCAGTCGGATATCACGCACATAATCCTTCCAACTTTTGCCCTCCGGGAATATGATACAGCCTTCCGTTGTTTTCCATTTATGATGTCCCTGTTCGTCTGCATATTCGGTATTGAAAACATCCTTTCGTCCGAACCATGCTTCATCAATCAGGTTGTTCTGTGCATTGCATATCCATGATGGAGTGAAGACCTCAGCCATATCACGGGAACGGGTTGATTGGGTATCACGGCTTTTGAGGACACGAGGCATGATGATATGTCCGTTATCTCCTGTTATAAGGTGTGGGAGGATAGGGGAATTGTATTGGTATTCTTTGCCAAGATGTTCATAATCTGAAGTAGCCCAGAAGATATTGCGTTGCATTTCGTCCCTGCTCGTGGTGTGGTCTTTGAGCAAGGTGTTCAGCAATTCTGGTGAAAACTGGAATATGCTATCTTCCAATATATCAACTTCGACAGGCATTTTATATCAAGTTTACGCCCGTCTCTTCTTATGGAAATAAGGGAAAAAGGTTCTTCTCTTGGTAAGCGTTGGACGGATTCGCTAAACATTCATGGTTTCACAGCAAATCCAGTATTCTTTTATTGGCTTTATCTACTACTGTAGTATCCAGCGATGCAAGATAAATCTGTGTAGTGTTCTCAGAATCATGTCCCATTCCCTCGCTTATGACAGAAATGGGCACATTACGGCTCTTGGCGATACTTGCCCACGAGTGCCGACCGACATACATAGTTAATGGTATTGGCAAATCCAACTGCTTTCCAATTTTCTTCAACAGATGGTTCACACGGTGAAGTTCGTTGGCGTATTGCTTCCGATAATCTTCGTCCCGTTTTGTAATGATGGGCAAGAGGTATTCCGTTTCGTTTACTGGATATTTGTCAAGAATCTCTTGCATACACTTTTCCCATCTGATGAACAACTGCTGTCCTGTCTTACGTCTGCGATAGGAAAGAGTACCATTCTGCAAGTCCTTCTTTCTCAGATAAGCCATGTCGATGAACGACATTCCCCTTGTGTAGAAACAGAACAGGAACATATCACGGGCATAATTAAGATTGGGCTTCAATGACAAGTCCAGTCCTTTGATACGTCTGATGTCATTGAGCGACAAGGCTCGCTTCATTGTTTTCTCCACTCCCGTGTAAACGGACTTGAACGGATGTCGTTGCTCGGTCAGTCCATCTTCCACCGCACGGTTATAGACGGCTTTTAGAATACGCATATAGAAGGATATAGTATTGGGCGTATTTCCCCTTCCTTTCAAATAAGCCTCGTACTCTGCCAACAAATCCGCATTAAGCTGGTCAAACAAGACATCCTTGCCATTTATAAAACCGTTAAAACTTCTGAGTGCAGCTGTATAAGTCTCTGAGGTGCGTATTTTGCCCAAGCGTTTCAGTCTCGCTATCTGTTGGCTGATGTAAGCGTTGAATGACAATTCTTGCCTGTTTTCATGAAAGCGCATGACTACATCATCCGTTACGAATGTGCCGGATTGAAATAACTTGTGTATGATTTTGTTCAGCCTGTCCTTGTCCCACTTGATGCGTGAACCGATTGAAAGCAGGTAGTTGTTCCTCTCTTGTCCTGTCAATAGATGATGCAAGACAACCGTTTCGGAATGGCTGTCCCATTCCGAAACAAAAAGTTTATACTCGGTGTTTATCTGTCTGACCACACGGTTGTGAATGACCTGATAGTAGAGTGTGCCCTCCTTACCGTTTACGGTAGATGGACGGAACTTGACCTTTACTGATGCCATATCAGTCGGATTTTGATTGCTCCCACTTAGCGTACATCTCCCTTGAAAGTTCCACAATCTCCCTGCTCAACTTCACAAGATCAATGGTACAACTCTCCAGTTTGTAAAGCAACGCCATCGCCTTCTTCTCCGAAAAATGGCAGCGTAGCTCTTTGACTACCTGATTGTAGTTCGTACCAATGGCACGGAACTGGGCGTGAAAGTCCGACAGTTTAGTCGTGTAGTCCACCATCGTCTTGTCCACCTTCAGTACCTTGAACTTCTGCCCGAAGAAGTGTGCCTTGAGAAAGACGGCTTTAGCGTACACCTCTGATTCCTCGTACATCGTGAGAAACTTGTTCCATTCCTCATCATCGAAGCGCACCATCACGCAGTGTGTCTTCGGGTTCAACTTGGGATTTCTCCCGTACTTGCTCTTCTTTTTCATTCTTCTTATTCTTTTAGTTTAATGATTCATTCATAGTCTAATCTCCGATTAAAGAACCCCGAAATTATCCGACTGCGGAGGATAATTCAGCCCACGGCGGTGCAAGGATTTTCAGTCCCATAATTATATTTTTGAATAATTATGTGTTGTTTGAATTTTTATATGAAAATCAATGTTTTAAGCTTCCAAATGTGGCGATTTTATTTTGTTTATTTTTATCTATTTTTGTTTGTTTTTGTATTTTTGTGTCGAAATTGTGTGTTGAAATAATAATTATCCTATCAAATGAACTATTCAAAAGACGGAATAACAGTTGCGCCCATAATAGATACGAGTCATCCGAAAAAGAACGGAAAGTGCCCCGTAAAAATTCGTGTAACCTATCGCCGGGATCGTCGCTATTATCCGACGGGCAAAGACCTTACCTTGGATGAGTGGGAAGGTCTGACTACAACGAAGGTTCGCGCCCTTGTGGCCGTTCGTAAAGATATAGAAAGCAGTTACCAAATTGTTCGTGGGGTTGTTGAGGAATTGGCACGCGACGGTATTTTTTCATTCGATAGCCTCAACAAGCGATTGAAACGTTCGGGGGTTGATACTCTTAACCGTGCATTTGCGGCTAAAATAGCGGAATTAAAAGAGCAGGATCGTATCGGGTCAATGCTGGTTTATAATGTTGTTATACAGGGATTGGAGCGGTTTGCCGGGGATCGTATTGCTCTTGAATCTATAACGGTGGATTGGGTAAGACGTTATGAGCGCTTTCTACTCGGAGAAGGTAAGAGCCGTACAACGATCGGAATACACATGCGCCATTTACGAGCCATATTGAACGATGCTTGTCGATGCGATGCGATTAAACCCGCGCAATACCCGTTCGGCCGAGGGAAATATGAAATACAGGCCGGTGAGGGCCGTAAATTGGCTTTAACGCTGGAGCAGATCGGGCAGATCGCCCGCTATGAGGATGGGAACGAAGCAACGGCCAAATACCGGGATTATTGGCTGTTCCTCTACTTGTGTAACGGGATCAACGTCGCCGATTTCGTGAAATTGCGGTATCGTGATATTGTGGACGGTGAAATCTGTTTCGTGCGTCAAAAGACCGAGCGCACGACTAAGACCCGTAAGGAAATCCGGGTCGCGGTAGTTCCCCAGATGCAAGCTATTATCGACCGCTGGGGTAATACTCCAGCACCGAATAACTTTATTTTCCCAATTCTCGACGGGTCGGAGGATGCGGTGCAGAGCCACGCTAAAACAATAGCCGCTACCGGGTTAATCAATAAACGGATGCGGATGATCGGGGAGCAGCTCGAAATTGGGAACATATCGACCTATACGGCGCGTCATTCGTTCGCTACGGTGTTGAAGCGTGCCGGGGCGAATATCGCCTACATATCGGAAAGCCTCGGCCACCAAGATCTGAAGACGACGGAAAACTACCTTGCCAGCTTCGAGCGAGAGGAACGAGAGAAAAATGCTGCATTACTGACGAATTTTTAATACGATTATTTGCATAATGCGCCGCAGTGCAGTACCTTTGTCATATCGTGTTATTTTAGTTGGAATGATCGGCGGGGCACATCTTATTTCCGTCGGTCATTCCGTTTTTACTGCATTTCTCCTCTTGGATGTGGTGAATAGCAACAACCTCACGCCTAACCGACGCACTATTTCGCCGGACAAAGGGTGTTTCATTTTGGAACAGTGCTTACAGTGACGGAGAGAATGTCCGCCAAATGGACGATGAAACCTGGTGTTAATAGATTTTGCCTTTCCTGTTTCACCTTGCGAACGATGCTATTCTTGCTTTTGTAGTTTATAGGCGTGCACGATGCCTCATACTTTGCCTCAACTCCTTATGCAACACCTTGCAACTTATTCCCTACGTACTGCGCTTTTGCCAAGAGTTATACGGCATCGCGATTGATGAACAGCGAATCATTGAAGTGTTTTTTGTTTTCCCCTATGAAATACGGCAAATTCTTCGCCTTTTCGATTCTTTCGGTGTTGTCCTCGACCCATCGTTTGAAGTTGTCGGGCACATCCTTGACCTCATTCAGCGGTTCCTCCCAAAAATCCCTATCCGTGCCCTCGTTGGCTATAATTGGCACTGCATAGCACTTGCAGTTCGGGTGCCACCCGATGAATTTGAAAGATTTCGGATATTTTCCCTCCATTGCGTCACATATTTCCAGCGGCGCACGCCCTTTTTTGAAGCGCGGATACCAGAACTTTGCCAGCCACTGTACGTGCGATTTTGATGTTTTTACCTCATATCCGACAATAAAATCAAGTTGTTGCCAGCGGATACTGTCGGCTTCACGATAAGCGCTGTTTATTTCGGTGCGAGCCATACGCATAGCATTCTGATAAGATGACCGGTAAACGCCTTGCCCAGGGTGATAAGCCTGCGCCACTTTCGACAGGGTAAGATTGCCGAACGCATTTCGGACACGTCGAAATAGTTTGTCCGGCTCATTCAGATAGACGCGTACATCACGGCTTATATCGGCAGCGCTTCGGCCTTCGCTGATACCTATAGATAAGGATAATTCTATGTGCCGTTCGAACTGCTTGGCGATACTCCAAACTCTTTCGGATAAATTATGCCCGTAAGTTGTTCTACGTTGAAATGCCTCAAGTGCACCGAGATTGTGAAGCATCCATCCTTTTTTCGGATTGTCGAATAGTTGTTTTACCCATGAATCGTTCTTGTCGTTGGCAAAAAACCATTCCGAAGTGATCCCCGCTGTAATTATAGTGGACAACTTATTTCGGAATGAAGATAACGAGGCATCGGCTTGTTTACTACGGCTTTTGTTTGATGAGAAGGCGAACAATCGCCCCGTATTGGGTTGATATTTATATCCCATTCCCAGTCGAATCAATTCATCCGAGGCCACATCATACAAAGCCTCTATCTGTCGTAGATATTCTTCGACATGCGTTTTGTGCTGTTGCTCCCATTGGGCGGCTTTCAAATTCAATCCGGGCATCGTTTCGAATTAGAATGTTGGCTCTATAATATTGTTCATAGATGCCTCTGCCTTCGCTTGCTTTATTCGCTCGATTTCAGCGGTAACATCATCGGCCGTTCCCATTAGTTCAACGCCCTTTTCCAGCGACATAACGCCATCCTGCACAGCACGGCCTATAGCCGCCCAACGTGCGGTGACATCTTCATTGAACGGTTCGGCAAATTCGTGTTCTATTTTGAGCGCAGCCAAATCAGGACGCAAATGAATATGGGTTACATTCATCATAATAGCGAGAATAAGATTTTTCTCCCTATCTACGGCTATGTCGTATATCTCTTTATTATTTTCGCGCTTGATATATCCCAGTACCATCGCGCGTTTGATCGCTTCGCCCGACAAAGTTCCCAGCCCAGCCATTTTCTCGGGTGTAAACTCGGGCGTGAAAGTGTCGAACAAGATGGACTGCGCGAGGTCTTCCTTTTCCCGTTGCTGCGTCTCGGAAGAGGTCGGTGGATTGATGTACTCGAATTTTGAATCCGCTCCGGTCATCCGAATCATTTTCCCGGGCTTGTCGGCTCGACCTTTCAAAAAATCTACGACATCGCCCGTTGCTGCGGCGATAGGGTCTGCGAAATAGTTATTTGTGTCGGATATTTTGCTGTCTATATCCTCCTCGCGGTCTATGCGGGGGTTGAGGCCTCCCCACGCTTTATCCTGTCGGTAGTAGATAACATTGATTTTTCCGGTTGGATTGGGAGTTGCAATAACCTCCCAATTAAGAGATCCTCGTTTGCATCGGTAGATCGTATCAGGTGTTTGAATATCGAAATGCTCGATAGTTGATGTCCCCTCTTTAAGGTAGTACCCATACCCGAATGCAATGAGGTTCTCGTATAGGTCGAATAATGGACGTAGGGTGTATCCTTTCGACTTGCAAATTACCACAACTTTTACCTGCGGTTGGAAATTCTCGTCCCGATAGATGTGGTAGAGCTTGGCACATTCAGTTTCTGCTCCCGCAATGCGTTTTGCTTTACGCATGGAAACGTTGAATCGTGTATCTTGCAAAAATTGATTATATGCTTCGAAAGCCTCGTCCGAACCTTCGTTGTTCACCTTCTTCCATCGTATCGGATTCCCGAGCAGAAAGAATAGTTCCACCTCATTGATGTACTTCTGTCGTGCACGAGGCAACTTCTCGGTACGATAAGGCTCCTGGCCTTTCCGCATCTTATCGGCCTTTCGCATAATACGGTGGAGTTCGGGGTTATATTCCTGAATCGCCTGCAAAACCTCCGTATCGCGATTCTGCATAAGTGTTTGAGCCTGTGTAATGTCTTTGTCCTTGATAAGCGTAAGCAGATCACGTTCTGCACCGGTTGCATTCAGATATTTATTGCGTATCGCATTGAGTAGGTTGTCCATAAATCCCATATCCGTACTTTTTACCAAATTCCTAAATCCTCTTTGTCTAAATCTTCTTCATTGTTGAAATACCCCCGCTTTTCGATTACTCCGGTCAGGGCATCTTCGGCGTCGTCATGGCTGTTGAACTCCTGCTGCTTACGGTATGATTTGACATGCGAGGCGAACTCCGGCCATTTGTGCTCCCATCCGGTCGGAAAATAAATAAGGTTTTGCACTTCATTCGATCGCGTGAAAATACGCACCCTTTTGTTGGCGGTCTGCGTAAATGGGTTGAACGATGTAAAGTTGTTACCGATTATTCGGCACTGCGCCTCAACATTGCGCCCGAAAGACCTGCCGCCATTGTTGCTCTCGACGTAGCAGATCTCCGTCTTGTTTCGGGACAGCATCTCGGCTGTTGCCGGCTCGGTATATTCCATCGGTTTCTGTGTATATAAAATGTCCGTCACGAAATTGCCGATGGGAGTTTCCGTATAGCAAATAGAACACAGATAGTCACTGCCGGTATCAGCGGTATCCGTGTAGTTCTTTCGCTTCATAGATGCTGCATATGGAATTATGTCGTATGTCTTAAACTCTCCATACATCAAACCTTCCAGCGGCTTCGGGTTCTGCATATATTGCGTTTCAAAGACAAATGAGTTCGATCTCTCGATTTTGTGCAGTTCCTCCAGCGTATGCTTAAATTCCCAGAGAGGCTGTTCCTGTCCGTTTTCGTCATGCCAGATGCAGGGCAACGAAAGTACCGTCCATTCCTCCGGCTCGATCTCCTGAAGATAGCCGCATAGATCGTGCTCATGGAGCCGTTGCATAATGATTATGATAGGCGTATTGCGCGAGTTCACGCGGTTGCGGATAGTCGATTCAAAGCGATTGTTCACCCGCTCGCGGATCGTTTCGGATAGTGCATCTTCCGGTTTGATCGGGTCGTCGATAACAATAGCTCCCGCAAAATCGCTTTCCCACGCAGGAATAAAATCACCCATTTCGCGCCGCTCCCTATACGGATCATTTACTTGACCTGCACCAAATCCTGTAACCTGTCCTGCTGCACTTACTGCATACAGTCCGCCTCCGACGGATGTATACCACTTTTTAGCATTCTTGCTTTCGACGACTACTTCAGGGAAAAGCCGCTGGTAGTAGTCTGATTGTACCGTTTCATTGATCTCTTTCGAGTTGTCGAGAACAAGATCATCGGAGTATGATAGGTGTATGAACTTACTGCGGGGGTTTAACGCCAGCCCGTAGGCGATGAAGTTCTTAGAGACAAGTTCGGTCTTGCCATATCGTGGCGCAATATTGATAATAAGACGCTTTATTTCGCCACGGACGACTTTGTCAAGAGCTTCGCATATTTTGCGATGATGATCGCCGACAATAAACCGCATCCCCGTCTTATGCTTGAACATGTAACGGGTGAAATTCAGCATACCGGAAAGACAGAAGGTACGCTCTATGTCTATGTCGCGAATCGGAGTAGTGCGTTAATACTCTTCGTTAAGTTTTAACCCATATTGTCTTGCCTCTTCGGGAGAGAGAGTGCGAGGTGGAATAAGTTCGGCACCATCTGCTCCTGTAACCTCTTGACGTTCTACATATCCCCGTTTTTTTCCGCGTGTTTTGAGAGTGAAAATGATCGCTGTTTCGGAGGGACGTTCGATCCAACCGGCAAATCTCTTTTCGCCATTCTCGTCCTTTTCGATGGCCGGAACGCCGGCAACCAATTTACGCAGGTTGCTTTCGGCCAAATCAACGAACCGTTCACGGGAATCTTCGAGGGCTTGGGCGAATTGCTCATCATCATTGCACCATGTGTAAATTGTGCTACGCTCTACACCTAAATTAGCAGCTATGTCTGACAAAATACCGCCGCAAGCATTTGCAACCTTGCGAAAGGTATCTAATTTCGGTTTTTTGGAGGGCATTGCCATTTTTTATACTGTCGTTTTTGTCGTTATTCGACCCGTTCAACCATATCCGAGAACATTTCGCCGGGGATTATTTTGTCGTCTGGCCTGAACCCGAACCGAAGCATGAATGATGATTTCGCCCTATAAGACTTAAAGTTGAGCATTACATAGGATTCGATGTCTTCCGCTTTTTGCTCTGCCTGTTGACGAATCTGTTCTTTCATCTCCTTTACCGCGGCCTTGCGTTCCTCAAACGGTCGTTGTATCTCTTCGAAATCACCTAACGTATCAGACAGTTCTGAACTTATTTCGTCCTGCATGACGGATATACCGTATATGTTCATGTCTGCTTCAGAAAGGCCAGCGGCTTTATAGTCTATTTCCGGTACAAGTACTTTTATTTTCTCCATGTCGAATTCTCCCATTGCGGAGGGCGAGTTCATGAAGATATTTTGTTCGCGCTCTGTCTTGTCGTCTAACTCTACAGCTTCTACCTTGATCTCATAATCCGTTTCAGGTGTCCCGTCGTAATTGTTGATGATGTCAAGCGTCTGTACGCGCTTGTGCCCTGAAACCAGATAAGATGACAACTGATTCCATACGATACCGCCCAGATAGCCGACAGTTTTAAAGTTCTTTTTGAGCTTCTTGATGACTTCAGGGTCTTCTTTGCGTGGATTGTATGGAGCAAAGTTGATTTGTGATCGCTTGATTACGACCGTTTCACTTTGCTTGTATTTGGGCTGCTGCTCTTTTCTCTTCGTCATATCGCAGTAATATATTTCGGGATAAGGGGAATACTTTGTAAATCTTTTCGAGGTCTTGCGGATAATGCCGGCGGAGGTAATCGAATACCTCCGGCAAAAACGTCAGACCTTGCGATTTGTTCTTGTTGTAGGATATGGGTTCAGGCAGTTTCTTTGCCTTGATGTAGGCCATGACGTCCGATTTCTTCCACTTGGATAGAGGATATACCTTGTTCGTATTGCTTATAGCTTCGTTCTCGTATCCGCGCAACATAAGACAGCGATTCATTCCGTCCGACTGCTTCATTCCATAGAAAGAGTAAGATATTCCCGTCTTCATCCGGACGGATTCATCAACGTCTTTCAACGATAACAGCTTTACATTGGGGTTAGGAATGCAGTATAGCCCACAACGCAAAACACGCGTCAACGTCCAATGGGGGACTTGCAGTATGGTAACATTGGCATAACGAGCTTTGACTGCTCGCAAATAGTTGTCAATGTGGTCGAGGCCCTTGACGAAATACATGAACACGCAAACGATCTCTTTGAAGTGCGGAGCCATTAGGTCGAGCAATACCTCGCTGTCTTTGCCACATGAATAAAAAAGGATCGCCCTGTCCGTTTTTTGACGGACAGAGGCAATCACTTCGTTTGCATGGTCTATCGGGGTCATGATTAACCTGTTGCCATGCCAAAGGCGGCGCGAATGTCGCGTGCACGACCGGCACGATTCGTCGCACGACCGCCTACTGCACGATAACGAACACGGCTAGCGCCTGTCGTCCGATTGATTCGATTTCTTACTGAATTTCGAGTGCAGCTTGAATTTTAGAAGTCTGACAATAATGTTTATTTTCTATCCATTGACTAACCCTAATCTGGAGCGCATAGCCGAGACAGCTTGTTTGTTCCCTGTTCTCTGATAATAGGGCAACAATGCCTTTGCATTCGCTCTCATGATTCTATTTGACCTATCAATACCACCACCGCTTACCCTATTTGCATTAGAAATAAGAGCACGTAGCGTTTGTTGCCCGATTTGTTCTGCTGTTTTTTGTCTTCGTCTTCGAGTGCAGCAATGATTTTAAGGGTTTAACAATTCATTTTCTCGATTACCTTGCCGAGGTGGTAGTCGATCTCGGTCATGGTATATTCGTTACCGTTGTGCTCGTACACAATCGGCTCTTTCGTCTCTTCGTCGCAAACATCTACCAGCTCGACGCCTTTGACTTCGACCAGCGCGCCGGGGCGATTCTTTTCGTAACCTACCCAGAACTGTATGGCATCGTAGTGGTTGATAACCGTATCAACGCCCTTCTCGCTGTCCCACGCCGATTCGGGCACGTCACTGTCTTTCTTGTAGACTTTGCCTGTGTTGTTGTCTCGGTATGAAATGTATTTCGTGTTGGTCGGGCGTACTTCGCGGGTCTCGACCGTTTTTTCACCCGACAAAATGGCGTCGAACCATTTTTGTTTGATGATAAGCGTTAAAATTTTCATAGCCGTAAATTTCATTAGTAGCGGGGGCAAGAATCGAACTTGCGCCTGCGGGACACTAACCCGCCGTGGTAACCTCTGCACTACCCCGCATATATCTGTTCGATGCAAAAGTGGACACGTTCGGCACATTATGCAAATCTTACTATTGAATTATTTATTAAAAATACGATTTTTTATTGAGAGCTGCAATTTTTAAGGTCTTTTCTTCACACACCCTTTGCAGCGGATAATCTCAAGCACTACTGCGTCATATTTGACGATCAATAGGCTGTCGCGATTGTTGTCTGCACCTTTGTAGGCTTTACACCCACACTTCAGCCGCGTGCGGTGACATGTCGCGTCCGTCAATTCGAATGCCTTTTTGAGTAATGTCAAATCGCTGCGTTTTTCTACGTACATCGTTGGTTTCATATATTATATAACTTTTACAAAGTTGAACATTCTGAATGACCGCCAGCCCTCGGCAACCGTATCGTAATAGGTTACGAGGTGTTTGTTAGGCTTACGGTCGTCACCTTTTGTTTCGGGGCATAAGTCGTCCTTAAGCGTACCGAATGCCTGTCGCAATTCACCCGTACTCGATTTGAGGTAGAAGAACTGCACGATGCCCGCGCGCATCTTTATCTTCAATTTGAACACCTGCCATGCCTTATGCAGACACTCAGCAAAGGTTACACCCGTCGCGCGGCACATCTGCCACGCCGTGCGCATGATGATGGAAAGGTCGGTTCGTTTCATTGTTATATAGGTTAAAAGTTGGTTTTTAGTTTGAGTAGTCGCAAGCACTCTTTCAACTCGCTGTCTGTGTATTTCTTGGCGATCTCTCGTGATATGCCGTTTGTGTTCATTGCGATTTTGATCGCAGCCTCTCTGTTCACCTTGAAGGATTTTCTTGTCTTCATAGCTTTTCAATTTTTTCAAATGTAACATAATACAGCCTATTGCCAACGAGTACCATTGCGATATTCAGTTTATCGAACTGTCCTCGATATTCACCAGTATTGCGTCCGAATCTCACCGGGTCGCCAATTTTTATGTCTTTCATATCTTTCATTTTTACCACCGGCGGCAGGTGCCGCCACGCTTCGGGCCTGAGGTCTGTTTATAGCCGCCCGAACGGCTTTATTCGTCGAGGTAGTAGAGCAGCAGTTCACAATCTTCAACGTGCAGAACTCTCGTAGGTTCGATTTTTTCGAGTTGCAAAGACAGTGTATCGTCTTTCTCTGCATAGATGTACGCCCACTGGCCTTTCAGTTCGATTTCTTCTCTGGTGCCGAAATAGGCGACAGTATTATCTACGTCTTTGACAAGACCCCAGCTGCCATTGTCCATACCATCACGATTGATTGCGTCGATCACTTTAAATGCAAATGCGTTCATAGTTCTATTGTTTTAGACGTTTATTCAATAAATCAATTAGTTGATTTCGCTGACTTTGCAAGGTGTGAAATACATATCTCTTTCGATGCCAAGACCAAAGGGGCGAGTTCTAACGCGTTGAAGTTCATTCAGTGACACATAACCATATTCTCGCTCGCCCATATTGTCTAACAATGCGAAGAGAATGTAGTCGTCGTCTTGCTTCTCGCCTTCGAGAATGTACCACGTCTGACTGCCGCAGGGGTTGAAGAACTTGCAGATGACCTGTGCCTTGCCGCCTTTGCCATCTTGTGAATAAATGGGGTACTTTGCCAACTGCTTCTCAATTGCTTTAGTTAAGAGTTTCATGGCCGTATTGTTTAATTGTTGTTTTGATTTTTTGGTGCAAATATAAATGATATTTTGATATAATGCAAATATTTTGAGATAAAAATTTAATTGACACTAAAATTTTTTGCTGTTTATATGAATATCAATATATTTGTGGCAAATAATACGTCAAAATGAGAGTTAAAGAATTATTGAAGGAACGAGGAATGACCGCAAAAGAGTTGGCGGCGCGTCTCGGAATGACTGAAACGGGGTTAAGTATTGCAATTGGTGACAACGGAAATCCGCCGTTAAAACGATTGCAAGAAATAGCCGATATTTTGGGTGTTGAAGTGCCGGAACTTTTCGCCGCTTCGAAAGAGGGAGCAATCACGTGCCCGCATTGCGGGAAGTCGATAACCATCAAGGCAGAATAACCTCAACGATACCTACCCATGGAACTACAACCTATCCAAAGCAAGATTTACGAAATACGGGGCCAGCGGGTGATGCTGGACCGTGATTTGGCGGAATTGTACCAAGTAACAACAAGCGCTCTCAATCAAGCGGTAAAGCGTAATATCGAACGCTTTCCGCCCGATTTCATGTTTCAACTGACAGATGCCGAAACTGAAAATTGGAAATCACAAATTGTGATAACCAATTCCATCACGATGGGTTTACGCCGCAACCCCTATGCGTTTACCGAGCAAGGCGTTTCTATGTTATCGGCTGTTTTGAAAAGCTCCGTTGCCATACAAGTAAGTATCGCTATTATGCGTGCTTTCGTAGCGATGCGGAACTACATCACGACCACGACGACAGTAACGGCCGAGTTGGCCGAAATTCGGGCGAAACTGGCGTTACTGGAGCGGGTGGACGCCGACAATGCCGAGGCGGTCAGCGATCTGTCGGAAGATATGCGCAAGGAGCTTGATAATATCTACAACGCTATTGCGGCGTTGTCGGTCAAGATACCGCAGGCACGCAAACCCGCCCGCAAAATTGGATTCCAACAAGCGGAGCAAAAGGCGGAAGAGTAGCAACGTACCCGACGAACACAATCACCTGCCCGAAGTGCGGGACGGTGCTGGAGGTAAAAGAAAAGGAATAAATAAAACTACATTCCTATGACACAAAAGCAGGCCATACAGTTGTTCGAGGACCGCAAGGTGCGCACCGTTTGGGACGAGCGGACGGAGACGTGGTATTTTTCCGTTCTCGACGTGATCTCCGCTCTGACGGACACCGTGAATCCGACCGATTATTTCAAGAAGATGCGCAAGCGGGATGAAGCGCTCGCCTCGTTCGTGGGGACAAATTGTCCCCAGATAGCCATGAGGTCAGAAACGGGAGTGATGCGCAAGACGCTGGCCGGAGATGTGAAAACCGTCCTGCGGATTATCCAGTCGATTCCGTCACAGAAAGCCGAGCCTTTCAAGCAATGGATGGCGCAGGTGGCAAGCGACCGCCTCGACCAAATGCAAGACCCTGAGTTATCTATTGAGCAGGCCGTAGCCGATTATAAACGCCTTGGATATTCGGATACATGGATTAACCAACGCTTGAAAAGTATCGAAGTCCGTAAACTTCTCACTGACGAGTGGAAACGCGGGGGCGTTGATGGAACGCAATATGCCACCCTTACGGACATTATCACGAAGGAGTGGGCCGGACGTACCACGAAAGCCTACAAACGTTACAAGGGGTTGAAAAAGGAGAACCTGCGGGATAATATGACCAATGTCGAACTGCTGTTGAACTCATTGGCCGAGGCCTCTGCTACCGAACTTTCCCGAAACGAAAATCCAATAGGTTTCAAGGCCAACGCCAACGTCGCCAAACGGGGCGGTACAGTAGCTAAAGTTGCCCGACAACAACTCGAAAGCCAACTCGGACACTCTGTCGTATCACCCCTCAACGCTCGGCAATACCTCGGAACGTTGCCCGACAATCCGCCACCCGAAACAGCGCACCTTACTTCAGCGGTAAAATCGACGAAACCGATTACATGCGACACCTCAAACGAGGAGGAATAAATAGTTCTCAACTTAAAAACACAAATGAAACTAAAGTAATAAACGCATCGAATTCGATGCGTTTTAGAATATGAAATGTAATATGGAACCGTCTCTGAATATTCGATCATTTCGAATAGGCAATTTAGTGTATAACCCCCATCTTGAGCGAATTGGGTATATTGCAGAAATTACGCGTGCAGACATGACGTTATTTCATGGTGAGATGCTAATTAAGGAAGCCGGATTTTATCATGAGATTTTAGATAAAGTAGTATTATGAGATGTTAGGCCTATACGTTTGACTCCAACGTTATTGGAAAAATGCGGCTTTGAGAAAGAATTTAGCGACTGTTACCAACGATTTGACTACTATATCATCCCCCGTGTGATATGCTTATCTCCTAAAAAAGAAGGGTTCTGTTGGCAGGTGGAAGACGAAATCGACGATTGCAATGTGGATGTGCCCATAAAGTATCTGCACCAGCTCCAGAATATATATTTTACATTGACCGGAACGGAGCTGAATGTAGAAAAGATATATGATGCGAGAATGTAAAAAGCCGAGGGAACTCGGCTTTCTGTTTATCATTTCAAACCGACCGAATCAAAAATAGGGTACGGTTCGATATGTCATTTTCTCGGTTCATGATTGAGGCGGGATTGTGAGTTGATTATCTTTTTTAGTCGGTCTCGACCGCAATACCTCCAATATCACTCGGTCACCGTCGAGAACCAGCATCCCGTGCCGACGGGGATCACCACCTTTTGTGCGGTGCTCGGCCTCGCATTCGGTGCGGATCCGGACACAACGGAAACCTGCGGCCTCGAAAGCCGACCCGATTAACGATAGGTCGCTGCGCTTGGGGACGCAGTACATGGGGTTAATTGCCGCTTCGATGCGGCTCATACGTTCGATGTGCTTTTTCATATAGGTTTGACAAATAAAAAACTGCGTTACGAGTTGTCCGGCCCTATATGCAAGCCGTCGGGCGTTTCCGCTTACCGAACTCGACGCAGTTAAATTTAACTGTATGTAATAGATACAAAATATCTGATACTACAGACATATTTATATTGCATATAGATTTGACGATACAAATATACATTTTTCAATCGGAATGAAAAAATGATGTAGAAATATTTGTATAATACGCAAAAGTGTATTATATTTGTAATACCAAACACGAAATATGATATGGAAGTAGAGCTAACAGAAAAAGAGTGGGATTTGATAGAATCTATTCGTAATTACCATAAGGCATATCCCAATGGAAAGGAGGAACAAGAATGGTATATTGAGATGATTTTGCAAGAATTATTAGACAGAGATTAAACAATCACCTCCGACCAATTGGCCGGAGGTATAAAAATAGATCGTATGGAAATTTTAGTGAAACAAAACCGAAAAACGGTAAAACAGAAAATGTCCGATATTTTATTAGATGTATCGTGGGCTAAAATATCGGAGCGGTACTTCGGCAAATCCCGGTCGTGGCTTTATCATAAAATGGATGGTGTGAATAATGGCAAACCGGATGATTTTAACGAAGCAGAAAAAGAAACTTTACGAAGCGCTTTGCTTGATCTTTCAGAAAGGATCAGTAAGTGTGCGAAAAGTATTTGATGATTGATTCTATTTATTATTTTTATTCATAAAACCCCGGTCTATGACCGGGGTGAATTTTTATTTGTCTGATTTGATTTTTCCATCTTGTGCTGTATTTTGTACATCACGAATGCAGAACAATATGAAGACATCAGAACGACCGACTTCACTGTCTGGAAAGACCGTATCGACGTGCTTACCGGTGGATTCCCGTGCCAGCCGTTCAGCCTCGCAGGAAAGCGGCGAGGTACAGAAGACGACCGCTACCTGTGGCCCGCGATGCTCGACGTTATTCGGACTGTTCGACCGCGCTGGGTCGTTGGCGAGAACGTTTACGGAATCGTTAATTGGTCGGAAGGGATGGTCTTCGAACAGGTGTGCGCTGACCTGGAGGCGGCAGGATACGAGGTGCAGCCGTACATTATACCGGCTTGCGGTGTCGGCGCTCCCCACCGTCGGGACAGATGCTGGTTTGTTGCCCACCGTGCAGACGCAGGGTCTGAAACGATGCGTGAACGGTCGAACGGAGTTCATGCCGACAGTATTGCTTCCGACACCCCATGCCTCGGACGCATCACGCGGAGGTCAAAAAGTAACCGGACTATACAAAACGAGAAAATCGGGTCTAACATATATGTCCCTGTTGAACGATCTGGCAGTAAGCGGACTTTTACCGACCCCGACAGCGAACGATGCGAAGAATGTAACGCTTCCTGCCAGTCAGGGCATATGCAACGGACTACCCAAAACAGCGATGCAAAGCGACGAATACCGGACTGGAACGGGTTCCCGACTCAACCCCCTGTATGTGGCGGAGATGATGGGTTTCCCGGTGAATTGGCTGGTATCGCCTTTCCTCGGTGGCGCCGGGAAGCCGTCAAAGCCTGCGGAAACGCCATAGTCCCGCAGGTGGCATTGCGGATTTTTGAAACGATAAACGAATACGAAAGGAAATGAAAAAACACTTACTTACAAGTTTTCTTATTGGAACACTGACAATTGTTTTATGTAGTATTATATCCGGGGAACCCTATCGCTCGATTGCATGGGGCGTAATATTGGTTATTCTTACTATCTCCGTCATTGCAATTGGGATAGCGACAACCGCAATCTACGATTTGTTGAAGCAGGGGATGAATATCAACATGCTGACTATCAATGGCGGAATCCGCTTTTTCGACAAAAGCAAGGCCGACAACCCCGAATTTCTGAAAGGAGGCGAGCAATGAATAGGACTATGAAACAATGGCTTTTGCCCCTTATCTGCCGCTGGTTCGGGCATAAGGATTTCGAGGAGGTATATTGCGTCAAATCGCCCCGAAATTGGTTCTGCCGCCAAAACAAACCCAACCGATACGACGTGGTGCATGATATTGTTTGCTCCCGATGCTGGCGGGTACATCGAACTATCCTCAAATCCCGAATTAGCCGCGCACAACTCCTGCATGACGGTTGGTTTATAATCGACGAATAGCCATGAAAAGCAAAAAAGCAAAGGAATTTATCGACGGATGCTTGAATCATCTTGTAATAGAGATGAGCGACCACGCCAAATGGCAGCTACGAGCAGCAATGAGCCATACAGCCGAACTCGCCGAGCAGGAGGCCGAGGAAAGGATGCGGGATAAAGCGATCGAAGCATTTTGCAAGGATTGCCCAATTTACTCAATACAAACAAGTAATGGGGGAAATTGCCCCGATTGCAGTGCATTAAACGCATTCAAACAAAGACTGAACGAGGAATGAAATTCACAACCCATTGCTTTGTCCGCGTCGAGGATGCGGAGAAGCGAAAAGATGTGATCGAGTGGTGTATGCATATTGGCTATGAATATATTTATCCCCCACAAGAAGAGAGATTAGGCGATAAGGTAATATGTGACACTTATTGTGTCGGCGTGGCTCATGACGCACAAACATTCACCGCCTTGAATTGCATAGACTGCGGCACCAACATCGAGCTGTTCAGGGCGCTGGCGGCGATGAACAACGAGAACGATCAGGAGCAATGGTACTCATATACGGAATATCCGACTAATGAGAGTAAAAATGGGGTTAGACGGCTTATTTTTAACGAACATACGCGATTCGATTCTTTTGTAGATGTACCATCAGGTTATTACCGCAAGGCTACAGTCGAGGAGATCGTCGAATATTTCAAAAACAATGAGAAATGAAAACAATTGAGGAAAGAATACAAGAATATGTGGCCAATGCCTGGGTCGAACTTGATCAATTCAATGAAGACCATGTAACTTTTGAAAATATCGTTACATCCGCCTGTGTTGTTGGCGCTAATTTCGAATATGAGGAATTGACCCGCTGGCGTGATCCGAAAGAGGAGCTGCCGCAAAATGGACAACTCGTGTTGTGTAAAACCTCTGATAAGAAACTTCCATTTGTCACTGTTAAATATGACCGTTCTGAATGGTGGATATATGTGTATCCCGGATGGGCTGGTATTGGTCATAAGATTATCGGCTGGCGGCCGATTCACGAAAATGAGTAAGATGCTCTGTGCATTTTGACTAACCAAGTAACTAACCAAGAATATCTATGAACACGAAATTCAAATCAGACTACGAAAAAGCCTGCAACGCCTATTTGCAGGCTTTTTGCGAGAAACACGGCTATGATTATGAGGATGCTACGCGGAGCTGGGTCGGCGGCGATGTCGGCGGGATCACCGAATGCGCGGACTATATAGTTGGGATGGATGACATCATCACCGACATAGACCGGGACGCTCCGGAAGATGAGTTTGTAAAGTATTACGATTACTGTCTGCGGGTGGGGAGTATCGCCTGCGGCAAAATTAGTACGCCCAATTACAGCAGCTGGCTCTCGGGGTGTCCACGCATGAGTGAAGAACAGATCACCCGGCTGGAGGAGTTGCAGAGGGACATACGCAAGGCGGAAAGAGAGCTGGAAGAACAAATAAGGAAAGAGAAGTTTTAACCGGGAGAGGCAAAATCGCTCCCTTTTTTATTCATATGGCAGTAGATACAGTAGATCGTGCTAAACTTCTGGCAATAGAAAATAAATGTACGAGAATAATTCGAATTGCGGGGGTAACGTTTTATGTTGCTCCGGATAAGGATACACCAGAACACCGGAGGCACTTAATCCGCGTTTTGGAGAGTTGCGGTCGGCGATATACTCAAAAAGCAGGTAGCTATGAATCGGAGATTTGAGGTGAGAATCGACATTCCGAATAGTTGTGAATTGATTGGATGCAGATCGGACGGAAACATGGCAATTATTGTTTTCGAAGATTGCAGCGGCCCAGAGATCCGGCCAATCGGTTTTTGTCGGGAACATTCCGGAGAAGTACCGGACGCCTTCGAAGATGAATAAAAAAGAGGCAATTCCGAAGAATCACCCCTCACACCGATACAAATATAATGATTTATTCGGAATTTGCAAATGGGACGATATAGGAAAAACGAACGCAGAGGCGGGGCACGTGACGATTCCGAAATATACATCAGTTATTCACGGAATCGATTGCTCGAAATGATTATCTGCCGGGAAGCAAGGATGGGCGTGAGTTATCGCCATGATTTCGTCTATCGATTCAAGGCACACAAATCCTTGCCGTTTTTATGGCGGAAATTCAAAAGGAATATTAGAGAACACATTGACGGATGGCAGCAGGAGCTGCCTTTATTTTGATGAATTTGCGGAAAGGGAGAGGATAATAACCGTGCAATTCGGAATATATGATGTAGAATTACATCCGTTCATCCTATTGCATAATTGCAATTAGACGATAAAAGTGTTCTTTTGATTCATTCTGTTAATGTCGTTTCAAGCATTGAACTCTATTGGGCGGGAGCCGGACGTGAAGCTACTTTATAACGTATCTTTCGGGGCACACGAAGGAAGTGCGCCTTTCGCACGTTGTCGGGACATTGATGAAGATATAAAAGCCGATCTTATCCAGCTATTATATCGATTCTATCAATTCGCAGATTACGGCTACATAAATAGGGTAGCAGCATTCGCTGATCTCCAACAATGACATCAGATATTTAGTTTGTTCGTCCATAACCGTCGCATTTACCTTTGCAACAAATAAATTGGTGAATATCTTTCCAAAGCATTGTATTTATCTGTCCTGTCAGATAGGCTACTTCTTCGCCTTGCATCGGCATTGCGGATGCTACGGCGATGTCGTCGCACAGGTGCCGCAGTTCATGCTCGAAAGAGTTCAGGAATTGTGCCTGGGATGACGCCAATCCTACGACTACGACAGACCTTCGCCGGGTCTTGTTGGAATAGGTGAATCCCGAATCCATATCGGCCTTTTCCAAATTTTCCCGTACTCGCTCCATAATTGGCCTGGGACACTCTATCTGTTCCAAAGAAAAAAGGATAGAGCGCGTGTGATAGCCATGTACGGCGAAGTAAAACCGCACATGCCAATCATAGTTCTCTATCCTCAGATCCCGCAGCTTCATGTCGTTGAATACACTTTTTGAATCCTCACATACGGTCTTTCGAGCCGCGTTCTGGATTTGATTCTGTTACAGGACATCTTCCCACGGAACATTTGTTCCCGACCCTATCAGATCGGCGAAATATCGTGTGAAGGGCAGCCCGGGATAGGCGTCTTCATCGTCGATGAAATCCTTGACGAACAGGGCCAGGTGTTGTTCATCGGCAATGGATGATCCCCAGTAATCGGCCCGGGCCATATTCGCGACATATACACAGTCGTAGCCGTTGTCGTGCTTGAGCTCGATACCGTTCGTCTTGAGCAATTTGTCGATCTGCTCTTTGGTGATGGGTTCTATTTTCTTCCCGTCGCGGTCCTTCATGCGGCTGACGGCAAATTCACACATTTTCTTCGAAAAGGACCATCCGTTTTTTTCGAGGTATGCGCGAATATCTGCCGGCATGGAGTCCCTTGCGTCCAATCTTTCTCTGTCCATAGGTTTCGCTGTTAAAGAGAGGGGATTTCTCCCCTCTCCGGATTCGTTTTACCGGCGGAATCTGGAGTAGGGTCCGGTTCCCCGGACACCTCTTCGTTCGCCATATCCGTCGCTGCCGTATTCTCCGCCACGCTCACCGTAGCCGTCGGGCATGTAGCCTCCCGTGTGACGCTCCCCGTAGCCGTCGCGCATTTCGCGTTTGGCATCCTCGTAGCCACACTCGTAGGCTTCGCGCATCTTGCGTTCGATTTCTTCACGCTCGCCGTACCCGTCACCGCGGTACCGGCCTTCGATTTCCCACATTCTCATGATTTGCTTGTTTTAGCAGACATTTGCGATTTAAGAAAGGCGTCCAGCGATGACTTCATGGAGGCGAACTCCGTTTGCATCTGACGAAGTTGTCCCACCTCTGCCCGCAGCTCCTGGAGCTCCTTGTCGCGTTGCGCCTGACCCGCGTACGCGGGATTCACTTCGCGCATGATCTGATCGAAAACTTCCAGATTGGCCTTGTGTTTTTCGTAGGAATCCACAACGGACTGGCTCTGCTGCTTTGCCGCATTGATGGCGTCTATGAGCCGTTCGCGGGATGTCGTGACCGTGAGTCCGTCCTTTGTCACCATATCGGCATTTACCGGGACGACCCATTTCTGGTCCCCTACCGGGAAGCTGACGGAAGGCTGCGCCGGGGGAAAGTTCCCGGGAGCGGGGAAATAGGGCTGTGGCGCCTCTTCAAGCGTCGCCATGTAGTATTTGGGAGTTCCGCGCATATCGAGTACATATACCGGAGCGCCTTTGGTTAAATTCGCAAACATCTTCGGTTAATTGTTTTTTGAAAGCTCCGGAGGGGCGGTTTCCCCTCCTGAAGCCTTCGGTTTATTATTGGTTAAACGGCCCCTGTCATCAGTTGCAGGGTGTCGGTCTGTTTGTCGTAGAAGAGCTGGAATACACCCGTCCCCGGAATATCGGACACGGTGACATTGGCTCCGTTGTACGTGGTCACATTCTTGGTCACGCCGTTGGTTTCGAACAACACGGGAAGCGTGCCTGTCGTGCCTGCGGGTATTGCCTGCGACAGCTCGACCAGGACTATCCCCCTGTACCAGGAATTGGCAAAGGCGTGGTTTTGGAATGAGAACACGACATCGGCGGCATTGACCGTCACACCCGTAGTTTTGATGACCGGGATACCTCTGCGATTGACATACTGAAATGGGAATACTGCCATAGCATACCTCCTTTCCGTATTAACCCCAGAATCCGCCGTTGCCGCCGAGTCCGAACGCGGCACCGAAGCCCAGCCCGTATTGGGCGGCTACGCAGGCGGGCATCGCGTACACCTGCGGATTGGGAACCACGGTCGTAGGCGGCAGGCCGCACTCGATCTTTGCCAGCCGGTTGCTCAGATCGCCGATCGCAGCGTTGATGGGCGCTACGGCCTGGGCCTGCGACTGCATGATCGTCGCCGTCTGATGTTCTTGGGAGAGCTGCCCGGCCAATGCCGCGCTCTTGGCACGCTCGGCGTCGAGTTTGTTCTGCATCTCACGCATCTCGAGGGCACAGAAACGGTCGTTGATGACCTGCGTCTGGGCATCGATCTTCGAGCCGAGGGCATTGAACTGCGTGTTGGCGTTGCTCGTCAGGGTGTTGGTCTGATTGAGCGTTGCGAGCTGGCTTTCGTAGCCCTGGCGCTCGATGGCGGTGCGGACATCGCAGCAGCAGGAGGCCATCTGCGAAAGCACCTGTGCGTTGCCGGACTGCACGGCATTGATGATCTGCTGCGCCGAGAGGCCCGACTGTGCCTGGATGTTGCACAGAGCGGTCTGAATCTGCTGTACGGAACAGTTGAGCGAAGATGCGAGCTGGTTGATGGCGGTGCCGTTTCCCTGAATGGCATTCATCAGCAGCTGACGCCCTGCGTCGCCGTTCAGCTCGGCGGGAAGATTCGAGAGTCCGTTTCCGCGACCGC